AAATTCTGGCCGAGCGCTTGAGCGCCTTCGCCGAGCCCGCCCAGGGCGTCAGGCGCTTGCCCAAGCGACGGAGCCGGAGCCTGTAGGCGCTGCGCCTGCCCCTGCGGCGCGAGCAGGCCGAGGTTGACGTAAGGCATGGGCTGCCGGAGCAAGCCGGGTGTCGCCATCGGAACTTGTGTAGCCATCATGGTAATCCTCCGCTACCCGCTGCGCCGGCAGCGCCCGCTGCCGCAGCGCCAAACAGACCCAGGCCTTGCGGCCCCAGACCCATGGCCAGCCTCCCAGCGCCGGCCAACAAGCTGCCGAGGTTAAAGCCGCCCGTGCGGATCGGAGCCCGCGTGGTAGACCCCATCGGCGTCTGACCCAGGATGCTTTGACCCAGCGCCAGCTGCGCAAGCGGGTAGTTCTGCTCCTCGAGGAACTGCCGATAGGCGAGATCGAGGTTGCTCTGCGTCATGCCCTGCTCGGCAGCCCCAGCTTGCAGGAGCGCGTTGATCTGCCCCATGCGAGCGGCGTCCTGCGCCTGCTGGGCCGCACCAAGCTGCCCCGCCGCCCCCTGCCGCATTTGAGCCGACGCCATCTGGTTGGCGATGTCCTGCTGGCGAAGCTGCTGGGCGTTCGAGAAGCCGGCTTGGCGCAATTGAGCCGCCGTGTCTGCCGACTGCTTGGCATAGGCCTCGTTCGTCAGCGCAGCCTGCACGCCGGCGCGAGATCCGCCGAAAGCGCCAGCCGCCACGGCTTGATCGTTAACGCCCTGCTGAGCCATCTGCCGCGCGCGGTCAATGTCAGCCAGCGATCGGCTGACGACCATGTCCTCGTATGGGTTGTTGTACGCGCTGAGATCAGAGCCCGCGATCTGACCGCCCTGATACCCGGCGAGATCCTGCGCCACGCTTGCGCCATAATCGCCCGCCGGCTGAAACCCTGCCAGCTGATCGAGGCCCTGCTGCTGCCGCTGCGTAAAGTCGGCGATCAGCGGGGACTGATAGCTGACATACGGGCGGTTTTGCAGCGTCGCAGCGGTCGCTAGCTGCCCCTCAGCGAATTTGCGATACGGCTCCGGGATCTCCGTCGTCGTCGTCGCCGTTTTGGTTCCGCCTTTACTCATGTCCGCAGCCCCTTTCTCAGCGCTACTCCGGCCTCGGTAAAACCGCGACCAGACATCACTCTCCGCCAGCCGGGTCGGCCAACGATCTCCATCCGCTCGGCGTTATTCGCCCGAGCCCAGTCCTCTATGTCGTCATACATCCGCAGACACTCAGCCATGTCGCCGCTCGCCAGCCAAACGCGGCAGGCCCGGCCAGACAGCGGGTACTCGTAAAATTCGGTGATGATGTCCGAGCGGTCGCCCTGCCACCAGTTGGCCTCACCGCCCTTCACCGCCTGCGCGACATGCTCAAGCGCGTGCGTGTCGCCGGCGAAATTCAGCGCCCGTTGCAGTCGATCTAGCCTGTCCATCAGCGCCCCTGTTGATCCTCGATAAGCGTGCCCAGGACATTCGCGACATCGGCAACCGTAGCCGTTGAAGCGTCCAGCGTGCGGGTTGTCGCCGTCGTCGTCACCGCGAACTCGCCGGCCACGCGCTCGCTGCTGCTGTCAAATGCGGCATTGAGCGCGCGCACGAGATCCGCCGCCCAGATCTGCAAGCCGTCAGCAGACGAGGGCGGGTCCGGGAAGCGCGCGACCATCAGCGTGCCGCGTCCAGAAGCTCGACATCGAAGCGCATCTTGCCAACGCGCCACGCAAGCTGCGTCGAGTTGCTAGATGCCTTGAACCGCAGGCTGCGGCCCGTGATCCGCGTGTCCACGGTCGTCGTCGTGCTGATCACGTCATTGATCGCCCCGGCGGTCTCGGTGCCTTGCGGGTAGATCTTCGAGAAAAATTGCAGCTTGAGCGCGTTTGACGCGTCGCTGTCGGTCAGCACGAAGTCCGGTATTGCCTGCCGGATCGCGTACAGGTTCTCGCCCTCGTCGATATAGGCTCCGCCGGTCTCGATCGAGTAGGACAGAGGGTTCCCGTCGTTTCCAGCGCCAGGGATCTCGTGGTTATAGATGTTTCCAGAACTGTCGACCCCGATCGGGTTAAGCTCGATGGAGCGGTCGATCATGGCGGTGCGATCAAGCTCGCCGATCCACCAGACGTCCGCGCCTTCCTTGTATGACCAAACGACGACGCGATCGACCTCGGTGCTGCCGGCGCTCGGATATAGCCATCCGACCTCGCCAAACTCAGCATTGCAGAAGCCGACGATCTTTTGACGCTGCGCGAGGTTGAGCCCCGGCCCCAGATCATCGTTGAACACATGCTTGGCGACCGGACACGGTAGGCTGCGGACCACGCCGTCGTAATATTGGAATTGACCATCCGCCATCCACGCGACAAATGTGTCGCTGGCCGCAAAAGCCTGCTGGCCGAGGATCGGGGCCGCTTCCGCCAGCTTGGTGAGTTGGAAAACGAACGCGCCGCCGACATGGCGCAAGGAATAGGCCGCCGTATCGGTCCAGACCACGATCTCGGCCTTGGTCCTCGATGCCGCGCGGATCTCGCTGCCGTCCAGCAGCCGGACATCCCCGGCGTCGTTCGTCGAGGCAGCCGTCCAGGTCGTAAGCGTGCCCTGCGCTGCCCAGCGGATCTTCATCGGGTCATCATCCGCACCAAATGTGATCAGGTGCCGGCTCTGCGGGTTGACGATGATAAAGTTGCACGGCGGCGCGTTGGTCACCTCAACAGCCCTGGTCGAGACACCGTTCGTCGCGTCCCATTGATAGATCGAGCCCTGCTGCCCTGGCGCGCACAATGCGTCCTCGCCATAGGCTTGAATGCTCCAGACACGCGGAGCCAGTTCGATCGTCGAGCTTGAGCGCGCGGTATTCCAGGTGCTTTCGCCGTAGCCGCCGACGCCGTAGCCGTACTCGAACGTGCCGTCAGCCTCGCCGTTCACCAGGACGCCGCGCGCGGTCATGCTTGCGCCCCCGCCCGTCGTGGTCGAAGTCGCCGCGGAGGTCGCCTCGTACGTGAACGTGTTGGCATCCACGACCGTGGCGACAGAATGCTCGCCGTCGATCGTCAGGCCGCCGACCGTGCCGCTCGCGCCGTCCAGCACCACGCGCTGACCAACGACCAGTTGGTGCGCCGTTGCCGTCACCGTCACCGTGGCATCCGTGTCCGTTGTCGAGATCGGGTCAGTGCCGAGAGAGATCGCGGCAGCCGCAAAGGGCGTGATGTCATTGACGACGCCGCCTTGCAGCACTTGCAGGTGGCTGTGCGTGCCGGCGAAAACATTGCGCGTCCCATCCAGCTCAGCCGACGATAACAGCGTCCGCGCCTTCCCGGTAAACGTGTCTTGCGTTTTCTTCTGCCACCCGCCGATGGTCTCGGCCTTGCCATTGTAAAAACGCACAAGCGACCCGGCGGTGTAGCGGAAGGGCGCATCGACGCCGGGTGCGTCGTCGGTGAAGATACCGGGCCTGGGCTCGAAGCTGACGAAAGTCATGCCGGCGCTCCTACCGCAAGATCACCGCGTGAGCTTCCCAGGCCGAGCAGGCTACTCCAGCAGTGCTGGTGTCCAGCTGGGCAAGGAACTGGAACTCCATGCCGCGATCGGTTGCGCCGATAGCCTTGTCGGCCAAATTGAACATGCAGCTGGCCGTGAGAGGTGTATACGTCGACCCGGTGCCACGGCGTTGATAGACCGCCTCGTAGGGGTAGAAACCGCTGCTGCCGGGTGACCCGCTTTTCTGCTGGATGATCGCCGAGCACAGCGTCGTGGACGCGATGGACGCACTTAGGAACAAATTTAGGGAAATTGACACAAGCTCAGTGCCGGCAGGAAAGACGATCTTGTTGTTGGCTGCATCCGCCATCGAAAGCGGGTCGTGCGTTACGTCGCCAGCGGCAAAAGTCAACAGAACCTCGTTCGTCGTCGACGCCAGCGAGACCTCGGTCTCGGACGCGATCGTCACCGCCGGCATGATCGACAAGGGCTCGACATTGGTGCCGTCGCACCTCACCCAAACTGGCCGCGTGCTCGCCGGGATCACCACGCCCGTGCCGCCGCTCGTCTTGACCGTCACGCTGTATTGATAGGCGGTCGCCTGCGTGCAGCTGTTGGTGACGCAATAGAGCTTGGACTTGGCCGGCACGATGACATTGCAGTCAGCCGTGATGGTGCCAGACAGAGCCAGATGGCTCGCACGCGCTTGGTTGGCCGAGTAGTCCGTCGTCGTCAGCGTCACGTCGCTTGAGGACAGCGCGATGCTGGTACTGCCGGCGACAGACGCCTCGATGAGATCCAGCTGCGTGTTGAGGACGGTGCCCCAGGCGTTGTTGTTCGCCCCGGTGTCCTGCTTTTCCAGGCCGAGGATGGTCGTGGCGGTTGACATTTTTTATCTCCAAACGACAACGGCGGCGGTGGATGCTGCCAGGGCAGCGCCGATCAGAAGCTCGACAAACGGGGACGAGGGCGCGCGGCCCCTCTCATAAAAAAGCTTGCTTTCCAGCACCCAGCCCCAAGGCGCGCCCAGCGCCAAGAGCGCCGTTGGCAGGGACAACCAGAAGTCGATGTAGCCAAAGCACACAGCGGCCGGGACGAACTGAGCGAAACGCATGTGCAGCCCGCAGAGATCTCGCGCAAACGAGGACTTCTCGCTCCAGACCAAGTCGCGCAGCCGGTGTCCGGTTTCGTCGTCCGGTTTGCGATCTCGCCCGAGATCCATTTGTCTGCCCCAGCCATCCGCCTGGGCCGCGAAAAACGCGATAAAACCGAGGGCCAGCGCGACGGCGTCAGGCCAGTCGATGTTCGGCCAGAGCCCGGCGACGAAGGCCAGTGTCATAAATAGCGGCGTCGCCAGGAGCGTCAGCCAGCGGGTCGTGCCGAGCCGTAGCGGCCAATGCTGTTGGCGGTATAGACTTCCTCCGCGATAGGCCCATGTGATGCAGAGAGGAAGAGATAAAAGTAAGATTAAGAGTTCCATATTGAGAATTTTATTGAGTTACCCAATTTTGTAGATCTTCATTCCAATACCAAAGTTCTCCGTCTTCTGGATATGGAACGGGAGCCTCCCAAAGACAGGTTTCCTCATTTAAAGTCCAAGAAGGGAAGAGCTGCGGCGGAATAAACGCATCTCGCTGCCGGTCGTAGGCATAGCCGATGCCAGCGTGGTTTTTACGCAGGGCAACGCCGCCATCCGGCGTGTCGCTGTTGGGCGCGTAATGCACCCCGCCGCGCGTGTTGTAGCTCGTCTGGACCCACTCGCCAGGCTGCGCATCGACGAACTCCTGTTCAGCAACGATGACCTGGGTGACGACATCGTTCTCAATTTTCGCGAAATGGCTCATGCCGTGTAGCTCCCGGACGAATTATATTGCAGCACGGTGTAAGAGCCGTCTGTCGTGACGGTCGGGCTCCCGGTCGTCGTGCCGCTATAGTCGCTCGTAAGCAGTCGCAAGATAACGACGCCAGAACCTCCTGCGCCCGCCGTGCCAGCGCTATACCCGCCGCCGCCGCCGCCGCCGCCGGTATTTGCCGTTCCCGCAGTACCATTCCCGCCATTTGTGCTGTTGCCAGCGCCGCCGCCGCCGGATCCGCCCGTTGCCTGTGAGCCATTATGATGGGCACCACCGCCACCGCCCGCGCGCGTAACCGACGACCCTGTGATGGTCGACGCGAGGCCTGCGCCGCCGTTCCCCGCGCCCGCCTCCCCGCTGGAGCCGTCCGCACTCGCGCCGCCGCCGCCGCCTTGTCGCCATACGTTTTCGCCGACAGAGTTGGCGTTACCTATTCCACCCGCCTTGCCCTGGTTTGCCGTTCCCGACCCGCCCGTAAACGACGACGAGTCGCCGCCTGCCGCACCGCCGCCCGACCCTCCGGTAAAGCCATTCTCACCATTGTTCCCAGTGCTATATCCGCCGCCATGACCACCGCCGACCGACGTCACTGTGGTCTGCCCTGTCGCCGCAATGCTGCTATCGGTGCCGTTTGTATCTGAGGCACCGCCAGCGCCGACCGTAACGGTGATTACCGTACCTACATCAACCGCCCACGCTGTTTCTGCGGCAGAATTAGCGCCTGACGTTCCATATGTGTGGCGATAGCCGCCAGCCCCGCCGCCGCCGCCTAAACTGGCCGACCCCGCCCCCGCACCGCCGCCGCCCGCAATTACAAGATATTCAAGTGTGACCCCGACGATGGGCCATATGCCTTTGGCCTGGGCTTCCTGCGCCCCAGCGAGCGACCAGATCCCAGACGCGGCGGATGTTGTGGGTGTGTTGATCGGGCCAACGATCCCACCGTTTCCAGGCAACCGGCTCATGCCGTGTAGCTCCCCGACGAATTATATTGCAGCACAGCGCACGAACCTCAGTTATCCGGGTACGCTTCAGTTGGTACGCTAATTGAAGTGCTGGCCGTGTTATACCGCGCGACACCATCGGTCACCCGGATGTCGTCCAGGTATCCACGAAAGGGGTAATTGCTGACAGCCGAATGGAAACCAAAACTTGATGTTGCACTCGTGTCCGTAAACCCCGCCGTTGCCGTGCCTACGCGGCTTCCGTTGAGCCACCACGCCCAAACCCCGCTTTCTCTCACGATCGCGAAATGATACCACTGGCCGGACGAAATAGTCGTGGTGATACGGGGCGTGAAAAGGCCGATGGTCGAGCCGTTGTTGTGGAAATTTATCCCGTCATTCCACGACGTGCTGCTTGAGTTTATCACAATGCCACCGTACCCCGCTGTGCCGTCCCAATAGACCCAGCCCTCGACCGTCCAGTCGGCTGACCCAAAGTCGAGGAGCGTAGAGGCGTAGTCCAGTTTTGTATTGTTAAACCGCCGCGAGCCGGACCCGTATTTTACAATGGTGGTCTCGCTTGTTGACGTGTTAGCCGTCGGCGAATAATTCCCCGAGGCGTCAGTTACGTCGCCGTCGAAATGCAACAGCAGCGTGACGTTGGCCCACTCAGGGTCCTCTCCTAGTATCGGCCAAATTCCCCCGCCCTGCGCTTCCTGGGCCTCGGCAAGGGACCAAACACCAGACGCCTCAGAGGTGGTGGGCGTGTTCGCAGGCCCGACGATCCCGCCGTTCCCGGCCATTAGCTGATTTCCTCGAACGAGCAAACAGCCTCAAGGTCGCCAGTCGCATTTGCGGTTAGACGGAGGGCATCGCCCTCCAGCAGGTACAGCGGCTTGCTCAAAACATCCAGGCTGGCATCAGCGGGGACCACGACCGTCTTGGCGATATGATAAGCGGTACTTGATCGATAGAGATCGGCGGTTACCTCCGCGTTATTCGTTCCGTCGATATTCGAGACGACGAGCAGGTTCACCTTGTAAATTTTGCCGGACGCCGCCGAATTGGTAACGATCGCCGTCGCGCTCGTGCCAACCGCTTGGACGGCGGTGTTGCCGTTGATGGTCGCGACGTTGACGATGTTTGGGTTCGCCATATTCTAGCCTCCAAAAACGATCGCGAGCGCGATGCTTTTCCCGGCGGAAATGCCGGCGTTGCTGTCTACATATTGTTTTGTCGCAGCCTTTAGGGCCGCGTCAGGATCTCCAGCCAGCACTAGGTCGCC